CCTTTTGCAACAGACTCTGCAGATTCTGAATCAAGCGAATCGGGGCTTCCAGAGTAAGTTTATCCGATAAAATAAAAGTAACTAGGTAGTATTAATGGCTGAGAAACTCCCTCTTATTTACATAGACGGAGCGCTCAGCCAGCTGCCTCCGGGTGTTCAAGTTGAAGGTGGTGAACTCGGAAACCTTATTCCGGGTAGTGGTTTAGTCGGCGGCGGAGACTTACAAACTGGAAATAAAAGGCTTGATGTTGCACTCGCCTCGAACCCTAGCGGCGTAATTTTTGTTGGCGACACTATCGGCATGGATGGTGCTGATATTGTTACTGCTGATGTTGCCTTATCTTCAGGTAATGCTGCCTTAGTTGATGCAGTTCCCGCTCTAGCCAGCGGTGTGGCAGGCTTAGCCGATGCAAATACTGCACTTGCTTCTGGTAACGCTGCTCTGACAGCGGCTGTTGATTTTGCAGGAAGTAGTTCCGTTATCCTTACTGCTTCTAGTGTTATTCAGGCAGGGAATCCTGTTGGGTTGGACGATAACGGAAGGGTTAGCGCTGTGGTCTCCCAAACTGACTCAACAGCAAGGTCTTTTGGCACTGCTGTTACTTACGGTGGTGGAAATGATCAGTATGGTGTATCAACTTACGACTCTTCTGGTAATAAGATCGTAATTGCTTATAGTGACCAAAATAATAGTAACTACCTCACTGCGAATGTAGGTGAAGTATCCGGTTCAACTATTTCTTTTCCTAGCTCTCCAGTTGTTGTTGATTCTGCATGGGGTATTCCTCGTGGTATAACTTACGATACTGCTAATAGTAAAGTAGTTGTTTGCTACACACGGGATGCTGGTGGTGTTGCCTACGGTGCTGCAAGGGTGGGGACAATTACTGGTACCACGAGTTCGTGGGGCAGTTCTACAGACTTCAATTCGTTCGTAACTAACAAAGCGAACATTACATATGACTCCTTTAATCAAAAAGTTGTCGTAGTTTACGAAGATACAAATAACAGTAATTATGGCACTGCCAAAGTAGGCACTGTTACAGGGACATCTATTAGTTTTGGGGGTTCAACAGTTTTTAGAACTGTAGCTGTTAATTACCTCGAGGCCGTGTTTGACCCTGACAACAACGTAGTAGTTGTTGTTTTCCAAGATGACGGTGGTTCTGATTACGGTATAGCAATTGCGGGCACCGTATCAGGTACAAGCATATCTTTTCCTGGTAGTGCGGTGACTTTTTCTAGTGTATACAGTCAAGACTTTGGGGTCGCCTACGACACTTCTAATCAGAGATTAGTGATTGCTTATTATGCTTATACTGGGCTTACTAAAGGTCATGCGGTTGTAGGTTCAATTTCTGGCACAACCATAACATTTGGTTCTGTTGTTGAGTTTCTAAATGGTCGAGCTTTTTATAATCGTGCCGCTTATGACTCAACTCTTAATCAGGTAGTGCTTGCTTATAAAGATTTCACTAACAGTAGTTACGGATCAGCGGTAGTGGGTACTGTTGATGATTTAACTATTAGTTTTGGTCCTTCTAGTGCATTTAGTTCTGTTGTTGTTAATTATATAGGTTGCGTTTACGATTCTTCTAATCAACGAGTTGTCGTTAGCTACACAAACGACAGCAATCAAGACGGAGAAGCCGTGGTGGGTTCGGTAGGGGCGTCTGTATTCCCGACCTTAAACTCAGTCAATAACTTTATCGGAAGTGCTCAGTCCACCGTTGCGAGTGGTGACCTTGTAACAGTTAACGCACCGAGATCGATTGACTACAGCAATACTGGCTTGTTAACTGGTTATTTTTACTACGTTGATCCGACTGCAAGTGGTTTTACAACAACCTCAGGGCAGGCTGATAATTGGTCTGCTGGATCTTACTCTTGGGCTCCCGTTGCTAAAGCAGTGTCCCCCTCTGGTCTTCTTATTCTTGATACTATTTAAATCTTGATCTTTTAAAATAATTGGATAATTAAGCGTATTTATTTTACGCCGTTTAGACTTGGGTAGGCAAGACATACTGAATGGTTGATTCCGAGCAGGAACTCATCTCTTCTCTTGAGTGTTTGTGCAAGAGTACTGCCCGGAAGAAATTCAGAAAGGATATAAAAGACTCTTGGAACAACCAGTGTGCCTACTGCGGAAGTGATGAGGCTTATACCCTCGATCACATCCAGGCAAAGAGTAAGGGAGGTGCCACTAGAAGACACAACTTAGTTGCATGCTGTGGACCTTGTAACCTCCGTAAATCTGACGAGGACTGGTTTACTTGGTACAGACAGCAGAAATTTTATTCCGGGGAATTTGAGCTTAAAATCTTTCAATGGCAGTATGCTGACCATGATCGATTCGTCTCAGTCAAGGTTATAGGGGTGGTTTTCAGTCCACCCCCTTCACCTGACAAAGCACTTACTGCTTCGACACTTTCGTGAAGAGACCAGCCATCTTCTCAACTACTTTGTAGAAACGAGCATAGGCTTCGTTATCGGCTGGCGTGGGCGTGAGGTTCACGATTGCCAAAGCTACCAAGTGAGCTGCACCTGCGACTCCGACAATCTCGGACCAGTTGTTGAAAATAAACGACATCAGATTTTCAGGTAGAATAAAACTACTCTAGCTCCACTTAGTAATGGCAGATAAGCACGATATCCTCTCAAAGGCGGTGCATAGTATCCGCGAAGAGAATCCCAAGATGTCGAAGGATTCTGCTTACGCTATTGCAGTTAGTACTCTGCAGAAGTCTGGTGATTTGAAGAAAGGTACTTACGAGAGTACAGAGAAAGGTAAGCGTAGGGCAGAGATGTCTAAGGCAACCAGAGCCAAAACTCGCGCAAAGAAATATAAGATTGAGCGTGAGAAGGAGCGTAAGGGTGAAGCACCTTCACGCGATGGTAAGGACGAGCGCAACACCTCAGGGAGGCTTTGAGCGTGGCTAACGACTGGATTCAAAAAGCCATCGGGAAAAAAGACGAAGGCAAGTTCTCTGCTAAAGCAGATCGAGCTGACATGTCTACCTCTGAGTTCGCTAATCACGTTTTAGCTAACAAAGACGAATACCCTGCTAAAACTGAAAAGCAGGCAAACTTAGCTAAAACGTTAGCTAAAGTGAGGAAGTATAAAAAGAGTCGCTCTGACCGCTAGGCAGACATAGTTTCTATGGCTGAAACTGCAAAGAAAAAACACCCTGAAAAGTGGGCTAGAGCAAAAGCTAAAGCCCGCAAAAAAATGGGTGGTCACTCTGCACGAGCTATGCAATTAGCGACTAAATACTATAAAGATATGGGCGGAAAATACGAAGGTAAAAAGTCAAGTGAAAACAAACTTTCTAAGTGGGGCAAAGAGGACTGGCAAACTCGTGAAGAGTACGAGAAGAAAAAGTAACTCCATGACTGAACTTAAAAGCAAACTGCTTCTTGATAAAAAGATCACCGAAGTAAACGGTGCGTGTCCCCTTGCCACTGTGGACATTGAGGACAACATAAAAAACAGAGATTGGACAATCAAAAACTACGGATACGGTCCACTCAACCCTGCTGTTCCTGATCCGAATTTTTGGGAAGAAAAAGCGGAGCTGTGGAATACTGACCTAGATACTGTAAAGACCGCAAGATGCGGTAACTGCGCTGCGTTTGATCAGTCAGATGTGATTCTTGGTTGCATTGAAAAAGGAATCAACGAAACCAAAGCAGCTGACCCCAGGGAAGTTATGGAACTAGCTGATCTTGGGTATTGTCAGTTGTTCAAATTTAAGTGTGCGGGGAGTAGAACTTGTGACGCTTGGCTTTTTGGTGGACCTATTCGTGATCAGGCAAGACAAACGATGCCTGAGACCGAAACTGAAAACGAGCTGACAGAAATTGTTAGTCAATTAGACAAAGCGTCTCAGACACACAGAAGCCAAGCAAATAGACTTGAGATACTTAAAAAATCTTTGGGAGGTTATGGCCGATAAAGCAAGAGAAAAAGGACGCACTGAGCGTTACCTGCCCAAATCAGCGTGGGCCTCAATGTCTGCTGAGGAAAGGAAAGCTACTGATGAAAAAAAGAAGGCGGCTACACGAGGTAAACCAGTAAACACTCACGTAGCCAACACTGAAAAAGCTAAACGAGCTGGCAAAAAAGCTCGTGCATACAAAGCATCTAAAAACAATGGCTAAGCAAGGAACCTGTTGGGACGGTTACGTCCAAGAAGGAATGAAGAAAAAAGGAGACCGAATGGTCCCCAATTGCGTTAAGTCTGGTAAAGCTGCTTCAGCTAAATCTAAGGCTCGCGCTCGGAAGTCCAAGGCGAAGTAAGACGCATTTCGCCACCTAAAAGTTTTTGTGCTTCTGATCCATCTGAAGGTGTTTCGCTGTAAAAGGGTTGGTTTTTTTCGTCTTCCTCTATCTTCCATAGAGCGTGAAGATCTTCGATGCGTTTATCTAAATCTTTCATCACCAGTTCAGTACGCCAGTCTGCCCAGTCTTCGTGGCAGTATTCCCTAATTTTTTCGACCCACACTCGGTGAATAAAGCCTGGCATAAATTTTTCTATAAACTCAGTGAGTTGATAAATGAGAGCGTTCTTGCGAGAGTAAGCCATTAGTCGCATTGGAAAGTACTCTATCGTATTCTAGAGTGTCAGTAAATTGTTAGTTATTAAATTAATCCAAAAGCGGTAGACTATAAACATCGAAGTATTTATCAGCCGTGGCTCAATTCACTTTTAATCGAGAGCTTGGTGCCAACCCCGCAGGAATTACTCGCTTTAGGCAGTATCGGACTGAGGATGGGGGAAACATCACTGTCAACTCCATCACTGAAGATACGACTGAGGGTTCTGAGCCAAGAGCTGATCTTTTCGCTGTTACCTCTTCTGCAACAGGGACAGGTACGGTCACTTTACAAGCAGGCTCTCACGCTGTGGGTCGAATCTTTATCCGCAGCGGTACCGACGGCACTGTAATGGGCGAAGTCACTGCTCCTAAAATTTCTAATCGCCAGGATGTTTCTTTTACTTTCTCAGTAGGTGCTTCTATCGAGAACTACCTCTACGTAGAGAAAAAAGATCGTTCTCCTTGTGTTTATAGGGTTACCTACACAGCTGCATAAGTTTTAAGAGGTGAACGGAGCTAATATACGTTCAGCTTTTATTCAGCAACTGTGTCTAGATCCTACGGGATGGTTCGGGCAATTAACATGTTCCCCCGAACCTTTTTCGAAATTTGGTTAGGTTCTCTGCTCGTTTTGTCCGAGGGGACCATAACCAAACTTTCATCACCTGTGGTGAAAATTGCTTATATGGTTGCTGCACCCGCAGCAATTGCTTTTTCTTTAACTTGTCTCCTGATTAGCAGGATGACATTACTGACTTCGTTATTTTTGCTGTTCGTTCTTACGACCTGCTCTGGTCTTGTTAGTCTTGCTCTGCAGGACTCTGTTTACCCTGCTCAGTCGTTACTCATGGGTATTGCAGCGTCTGCATTTGCGTTGCTTTTTGATTCACTGATTGTCAAAATAAGATCACGCTGATGCAGTGTTGTGAAAATCTCTGACAACGGACTAGCCGTAATTAAGAAGTTTGAAGGGTTAAGACTTGAGAGCTATATGTGCCCCAGTTCAGTCGCCACTGTGGGGTATGGGCATACTCATGGTGTCAAACTAGGGATGACTATTACTGAGGAGCAAGCAGATGAGTTCCTTAAGCACGATGTAGAAAGTTTTGAGCAATGTGTTTCGACATACACAAACGTAAAAGTTAATCAAAACGAGTTTGATGCACTCGTATCCTTTGCTTTTAACGTAGGCTGTGGTGCATATAAAGACTCCACTCTTCGTCGTTTGTTGAACGAAGGGCAGGATAAGAAAGTAGTTGCTGAGCAGTTCGGTCGATGGGTGAAGGGAGCCGACGGGCAACCACTCCCTGGTTTAGTGACACGTCGTCAAGCTGAGAAAGATCTTTTTCTTGAAAAGATTAAACATCCGAAGTTGGGGCAGTCCATTTATGCCAAGCAAGATACGTATCTAAAGAAGAGAATGGCTGACTCTTCCTCTTTGCTGCCCGAAGAGAAAGTCTTCGTACCTAAAGGATCTGCGTGGGAGTGGAATGAGTTGACGATGTTTGCTGGTAAAACTCACCAACGAGTGCGTCTAACTGCTGACCAAAAGAATTGGTATATCTGGGGCGAACATTGGAAGGTAATTAATGATGTTCCACCCGGTGCAGTCACACAGAACAAGGGATCTGGTATAGATCTGGATGTTAAATACTATTCACAGCGAGATAATTACAGGGACTCTGATCGCACCTGTTATTCTTCTTCTTGTGCGATGTTATTGAACTACTTAAAACCAGGAATAATTAGTAATGACGATGATTACATCAAAACTGTTTTCTCGATTGGAGACACTACAGAAGCGTGGGTGCAAGTTAAAGCACTCTCTTCTTATGGAGTTGAAGCCGAGTTCAGGCAGGACATGGGTTGGGAGGATGTCGAGAACTTGCTGCGCAACTCTATTCCTTGCCCCCTTGGGATTCTGCATAGAGGCTTGTTGGATTCCCCCAGTGGAGGAGGGCACTGGATCCTTGCAAAAGGAATTAGCCCGGACGGAAAGAATATTATCTGCCACGACCCATTCGGATCCCTCGATCTGGACACAGGGGTTTACCTTTCTGCGAATGGTGCCAACCAGCTGTACAACAAAGAAAAACTCGGAAAGAGATGGACTATTTCATCTGCCCATGACGGATGGGGCATTGTGGCAGAACACCCCTAGAGTGAGTCCCTTCACTTTGATGCCATGAATACCGACTACCTCAAGGACTGGGATTGTCCTCTGGAAAACCAGAAAGCTGAGTTCATGCAGTTTCTCTATGAGCGCAGTGGTCGCACTAACGGTCTGTTGACCGGGCTGTGGGCAGAATGGGACAAAGAAAATGAGGGCTTTGGGAGAGAAGCACGTGAGGCATTCTTTGCGGACCGAGTATAATTAGGTAGCGTTAATAATCGCACGTTGAGTAGATCTGACCGCGATTATAGAAAAGAATACGATTCGTACCATGGCACTCCAGAGCAAAGAAAGCGTCGTGCAGCTCGTAATAAGGCACGTCGACATCTTGAGAAGAGTGGTCGAGTACGTAAACACGACGGAAAGCACGTTGATCACAAGGACTACAACGCGGAGAACAACAGCTCTAAAAATCTTCGGGTAGTCGCCGCTAAAACCAACCTTAAAAAACAACCTAAAAGGAGTTAAAGTAAGTCATGGCTTATCTACAACGCCCAGGCGGGAACGGACCACTGCCAAAGATGACTCCTTTAGGAGGGATGGCAGCTGTAACTACACAGTTACCTCCTCCGCCTGCCATGTACCACTCCTCTAATACAGCCGTCACAGGCTTGCGAGGTTTGGACAACATTAATCGTGTTATTACTCAGTACGAGGTAGACACGGGAAAGTACCAGCGCCCAGCAGTAGGGACTACTAACTACCAGCTGGGCAACATTATGCCAAGTCAAGAGCCCGTGGGCGTTGCAGGGTACAACCAAGCAGGCAAGATGATTATGCCTGGAAAAGCGGCTGACTTGAGTCACCAACAGTATCTGATTGCAGAAGCTAATAATTTGAATCCTGCTCTGCGTCAAGAGGTTGCTATGGCTACTTCTGTACCTCAGCAGAACTTCTTTAACGATCAGAATCCTTCTACATATCCATTGATTAACTACAACATGCCTGACAATCTCTACATGCCAGGCGCGGTTCCTGAGGAGAAAAAAGGTGAATAGTCGTCTCCGCAGTGAGCAAATGCCAGGTTCTGGCGTTCGCATGGCAGGAATGCAGATCGGGCTGGGACCTTCCGAAGTGATTCGTATGGTCTCCAACCCAAGTGAGATCACAAAAAGACTCCGGTATCAGGAAGCTTTTCCACGGACCTAGTATGCTGAGTGCCATTATCTTGGCGCTAAGTGCATACTGCTGAACTCGATTGGATTACTCCTCGTGCTGAGGAAGTTATTGCTCGTCATGCAAGGGTGTCGACGAAAAACCCTGATCGAGCTGAGTTTAAAAAGCTAATTAGTTTTTGCATCAAGCACGGTCATTGGTCGGTGTTCGAGCAAGCCAGTGCCAGCTTCGAGATCCTGACCACCAGGGCGATCTCCCCACAGATCCTTCGTCATAAGACAGCTAATTTTCAGGAACTTTCTCAGCGGTACTCGAACCCGTGGGAAGTATTAGAGGAGCTAGAGATCGATGCGACTGACTTTTCTATTCGTCAGCAAGCAACCTCCAATCGTCAAAGCAGTTCAGTAGAAATCCCATACGAGATTCAAACTCAGTTTCGTAAACAGATCCAACTGCTAGATAAAACTGCGCGAAACCTGTACGAAGATATGCTCGATGCAGGTGTTGCCCGTGAGTGTGCTCGAAATATCCTCCCGTTGTACACGCCGAGCAGACTCCACATGGCTGCCCCCATTCGCACTTTTGTGCATTACGTTGGCTTGCGTGGCCAGGGTGATACTCAGCTGGAACATAGAAAAATTGCTCTTTCTATTGGGAGACAGCTACAAAAGCTCCTGCCGACAATTACTGAAGCGTTGATGGAAGTCGAGGAGTCAAGCCTACGAGGTTGGAAATCCCTTCGTACATTGTGACGTTGGGACTACTAGGTATAGCTTCCTCGGCTGCTTTGAGTAACCGAGGATCCATCTTGTCGGGGAGCCTAACTCCACCTGCCATTCTGATTCGCAGCATCAGAATATCTAGTCGTGTGTAGTTACTATAGAATTAAATAAATGCTCTGACGTTGTGAACATTCTCGATTTTCTAGAGAATTTTATTGCTGAGAAAAACCTAGTCAAAGAGGGATACGTTAACCCAACCTATCCAGTTGGTGACCCAAGGTATGGAGAGGCAGTAGTTGACTTTATGGGAGACCCATACTCACTGTCACCTCAGAGAGCTAGGACTCTAGAGCTGCGCAGAAACATGGAATACGACCGTGGTGGGTTACAGATGTACCCTGGATATGATATGGGTGTAGACCAGATTGTCGAGAGAGAAAAAACTGGACCTTACAGCTACGAGTTTCGTTACTGATTAGAGCCCAGGTGCTACTCCGTTCCAAGGGTCGGGCTTTTCGAGTTCTGTCGGTTTTGGTTGCATTGCAGCCGCTGCTTGCTGAGCCTGAATCATTTGGATCGCTCTTTTGTGCTGATCCAAGTCTTGCTGCAGTTGTTTGGTCTGTGCTTGAGCCCAGTTTGATGCGTTTTTAGAAAGATCGTCTAAGGCATTTTGAGCGTGGGGAAAGTTGAACACCACTCCAACTCCCTGTTTAGTAGCGATTTTTTGTCCATTTGACTCTTCAGCAATGACGTTTAAAAAATCGTGAGCATGGTTAAGAGGACAGTTAGCCAAGAAGGAAAGCTCAACCGGATCTACTAGCCCTCGGTTTTTGTCGTAGAGAGTGGCGAAGGTTACTCCTACTCTCTCAGCTTCCTTATCCGTTTTTTCCTTCTTGACAGATCGTTGCTCTTGGAGAGAAGCACCCCCAAGTAGTCCTCCCATAAACGCGAGAGAGGCTCCGGTATAAACAGGATTAACCATGGTGGTGGCAACTCCGATTGCACCTCCGATGATTAGAGCTACGTCAACTGCTTTGAACTGAATCATGCTTTTTAAATGCTTTGTCCCACTTGTTGAAATCAGGGTCTTCCGCAAACTCGACAGGCGTGGGAAGCCTTGTGTCACCTACAGAAGCTCGATCGGATGTTACGTCATACTTTTTGAGTCGTAAACCTTGGACGGCAAAGCCTCCATTCTTCTGCACTATATTGCCACAAGCTGGGAGTTTAAGGATATTTTGCAAAGTCTCCTTTATACGTCCCGTAAAGTTTGGCTTATTGCAAGGTCTGTATTGACATGCACGTGAGTACTGCACGTAGCTTGCATATAGTTCACTGTATGCATCTTTGACGATTAGTCCTCTCTCCTGCTCGTCTGCTGAAGCTTTGAAAGCACCTTTACCAATCGGAGTGGTTGTATTGGGGGAGTAGAGACAACACTCATCAAGCCACGACACGTAAGGGTTGTTGATCTTCAGTGCTTCGAGGTTACTGACAGCGAGCGAAGGCACATGCTTAACGGGATTCGAAAGCACATCGCGCATTTTGTCAAAACTCATCGACAATGCCCACGCCACGATGCCGCTCATCTCAGGCACAAAAGCACCCTCAATACGATCTTCGTAGACATCTAGAAGCTGGCGTCTGCTGCTCGCAGGGACTACTTTGTCCATAACGATGGTCAAGCGACGACGTTCAAGACCAGAGCTGGAGTCGTTAGAAGAGATGTGCTCATTAGATGCAATACACACCAACAGTTCAGGTTTAAAGCTGATGGTTTCTTTGCCGTACTTGCGCTCAGCACGAAGGGTGTCAGACGCCGAAGTAAGTTTCTTTAGAACGTCCATACGTTTGTTGTAGTTGGACTCGTCAGTGAGCAGGAGCAGTTTCTTTCCCATCAAGTTGTACGTTTCGAACTTGTTGGTTTCGATAATCTCCAAGGACGACGTGTGGGTGGAAGTAAAGCCAGCAAGAGCAATCATCAATTGCTGCATCGTTGACTTACCAGTACCACCAGGACCAACTAAGTGCAGGAAACGTTCGCCGGAAGTGTACCCAGTCAGCAGGGCACGAGCGTAAGCTTGAATCAATACAGACTGCTTTTTCCGAAGAGATGTCTCAAGCCAGTTAAGAAACTGAGGGCAAGTAGCCTGAGCGTCATAATCAAACCCTAGTTTTGCTCGGATAAACAAGTCTTTATGAAGTCCTTCCTGGAACTTCATTGCTTTGGTGTCATAGACACCGTTCTTGAAAGGGATATAACCTTGAGCTGTGCTCCAGATGGACTTGCGTCCGTTGTCTAGAGACTTCAAGAACTTGCCTTTAAGGATTTTAAAAATCGAGTCAATAGTGGTAGCAGTGTATTTGGCAATCAGAGTCGCTTTAACAAAGGTATCCAGAGCAGAACAGATTTTCTGTTTGATGTGCTGCTCGTCCATGGAGTACCACACACCCATCTCTTCGTCATAGGTGTAGAAGCGGTCTTGGACACTGTCATACACAAAGTTATGACCAAAGGTGTTGCTGATTGCATTGGCTACATCGTTCTCAGCAAATGCTGCTTTGTCGCCACCTGCGTCCGGCAGGTCGATCTTCTGAGTGGGTTCTTTGATGCTTGTCATAGGTTTTGATGTGTTCTCTAGGACGTAGTCGTCTAGAGAGAGGATGTTGTTAGAAGGCCCAGGTCGCCTTTCGGCGAGTTTTTGCTGGTCTTCTTTAGGAGCAAGCTTCTCGAACAGAGCGTGGTCGAGGAGAGCTACCTTTTTCCAGCAAGCTACGACTCCCAACTCGGAAGCCAAGGAGATCGCTGGTAGAAGGTCAGGTGCGTTTCGAATCGAATCGAGGATCCGACGAAACTTACCGTCGAGGTCGTGTGGGTAGCTGTAGATATTGTAAAACGCTTCTTGCGCAACTGTCAACCCAGATACACTGCTTGACAAACTATGCTTATCAAGCCAGTTGCACCAACCTATGAGTTCCTTGAACACGTTGGCCATGGTGGCGCTACGGTCGTCGACCTCGTTTCCTTCAAGGACGTTTCTCACTAACTGAGAGCAGAGCTTCGTTAGATCGAGACCGTCAGGGCTGGTGTTGTTTCTAGAAAGAATTGTGTGACCGTCACTATCGTCTTCCTGCTCCTCTTCTTGTGCTATAGCAGCGTATTTTTTATAAGCCTCGTCGATGACAGCAGAAGGTATGAATTTGTCTGTGACTGTTAGGATCCCTTCAACCCCGTGGGCTCCGTAGAACAGGTGAGGAACTGAAAAAGCTCTGAAGTCTGATCCAGGAATTTGCTTACCAATTGTTTTTGAGAACCACTGGTAGAACTTGGGGTCTCGGATTTGTTTTTCTAAACCGAAGACGAGTCTGAATCTTGGCCAGTTCTCTGTCCCAGAAGGTGAGTCATAAGCAAAGCTGAGATACTTCTGGCATACAGGTAAATCGAGAGCTTCAGCATATGTAAGTTCTTGCTGCTGAATTTTCTCTCCATTAGGTCCTTTTTTGTCTGCCTGATTATCGATGTCAACGATAATAAGACCGGCTTGTATTAGCCCTGTGTTCTTTGACTCTCTCTTACCATCTTGTAATTGCCACGCACAAAGACCAGCTTTTAGAGCAACGTATTCTGAAATCTCAAAAGAGTCGACTTCTACAGCTTCCCAGTTCTCATTGAACGCCTGGAAGTTGCCTCCCTGTAGAATCTTACCTGTCTCATTGTCGACATAGTTTGCGACTACAGTGTTGACGGAGCATGAGAATTTCATTTGATGTCAGCTTGGTCTGCTATTATGATTCCTGTGCGGAATGTACGCAAGGGGTGCAACGGTGAGCTGTAGCTTTTCGCTAGCTTAAGCGCTCGCTGCCTGCATATCATAATATTGCCCAACTAATTCCATCCACTTCTTTTCGTCTTTTTCCACCATTTTTTCACCAAAAGTGAATACTTGAGTACTGAACTGCTCTACAGCAGTGGTAACAATTATTTGCGTTTTAGAGATCTTGATGTCAAGGCACTCCTCTGCTGCGAGTTTGTACGCAGCTAGTTGCAGACGTGTCTTCTTAGCCTTGAACGCACCTGAAATTAAAGCTTTTCTGGTTTTCATATCTATGTCTGCGTCCTTTGGTGGGAACTTGGCAGCGTAGGGTCCGTTGGATGTTTTAAAGTCCGCGAGGATAATTTCACCGTTTGCGTCTTCGTAGATGAGATCGCAGCAGCCTGCGTAACCTTGCTGACGCTTGGTGTCGTAATAAAAGATACGCCCTACTCCGTCATCACCAACGTATTTGTTCCACCGTGGTTGTTGGTAGGGACGCTCAGACCACAAGACTTTTCCCCCTTCGAGCAAAGAGTCGATTCTTTCTGGCATGCCTTGCCAGTAAGGGAAGTAGTCATTAGGAGGAACTACCTTTAAACCAGTGATGTGGTTTTCTACTGCATTGTGTATCCAGGTCCCCCTTGTGGCGGCAGAGTCGGCTACTCCTGGATTCATTTTGTTCCAGTAAGCTAGCTTTCTCTGCTGTTCTTCTGATTGTGTAGCTGACAGAATTGAAGTGACGCTAGGTAGAGGTTTAGGAACACCACCGCAAACGTAGTGCCTAAGGCCATTAATAGTTACTCTTGTATCACTCACAGGGGTGCTCAGAAAGGATTAGCTAGGTCGTCGTTGCCTACTGAACTGCTGTCGTTGTCCAGAAAAAATTCCTGCATTTGGTAAAGATACTGCTTGTTTCTGTTTTCTAGCTCACCTAGCAGACAGAGTCCTGCGGAGAAAGACTCAGCAACTATTTCTCCTGCAGTATCTGCGTCTCTACCTTTACCGTTTTGATCAATGCACTCAGTTAGTAGCTGATCGCTTAAAAGAAGTGCAGCAATTTTGTCGAGTTTGCTGCTTTGCTCGATTTGTATGTCGATGAGTTTAGATAAAAGCTCTTTGATATCACTAGCCACTACATACAGCCTGAGGTCGCTGCCAGTTTAGTGCAAAATCTATTTCTGTGTTCTTTTTGTGCGTTGAGTCAGTGGAGAATACAAACCACGCTGATGTCACTGAGTCTTTTGCTTGTTTGTTATCAGCACGGAACGCAGGACGTGGCGAAAGAACAATCAAATTTCTTAGGGAATGAGACTTTAGTAACACCTCTCGCGAGCGTGTGGGCTCAAGAAAGCTGATGCGATCTAGTAAACAGAAGCCTTTTTCGGGCATACTCATGGCTGCATCCATTACCCACTCTGCTTTTTTACCTAGCCCTTGTGTCACACAAATCATCCAGTCGATTCTAGGTAGGGTTTTCCAGCTATCGCTATCTGCCAAATCGTCTAATGTGCAGGAGTAAACTTCGCAACCTTCTCTGCTTACCTGCTTCTCTAGTAGCTGCTCCTGGTCGTTGATCACCAGCACTCGGCCAAGGACAATGTTCTTGGCAGCTAGAGGAGAGAAAACTAATTCAGGGATCTTGTAAAACATGAACGAAAACGAAATACTCGGAAGGATTCAAGGTTACTTAACAATGGAGCAGGAATTCCATCACCGTAGGGTATTACACAGCTGTAAGAGTCTCGACAAGAAGGAGTTGACGGAGATACTTGGAATTGTACATACAAACTACCTAGTGAAAACTGAGATGTTTAAAAAGCTCGTGGCTTACTGCATCTCCCGTGGTTATGACCTGCCTCCCATGTCGTCGCTCTTCGAAAAACGCGAGACATGAAAAAAGGCTCTGCGTCAACTAAACAGAGCCTTAGTTCATCCTCTACTTTTTACAGCGCCATCCTTAGAGGAAGGGTGTTGAATGGGGCCGTTCATGAAACCCCTGGCGCTTGCGAATCATACCTCCAAACCAGCAGCTTTGATCGCTGCTTTCTGTTCTTCCGTAAGTTCTTTAGGTTTCTCGACCTTAGCCTCAGGCACTGGGTTCAGTGCTTTACCGGCTACACCAGCTCCAGCAGGCAAGGAAGTCAGACCGCCCATCTGCATTCCATCTACACGCTTCGGGTTTGCTTCGATGAAAGCTTCCTTAAGCGCAGCGATGTCTGCTCCAATAGGAAGCTCAATGAGATTGCTGCCGGAGATATTACTCTTAAGTGCAGCTCCCACCAAGTTTCCACCATCGCCTTCGAGCCACTTCTCAATGTCTTTGACAAGTTGCTCTTCTTCTTTACCGGAGACAGGGCGATCTTTGAACTCCAACACGTTGTAGTTGATCTTACCTTTGTCTTCACCCGTGGTGGGATCGGTCTCGTTAAAGCTCTTTTGCAAGAACCTAGTAGAAGTAACTACTTCCGCGACGTTGATCCTGTTGTTGTAGAGCGTGTGGAAATAAGAGATAAAGTTCTTCTGAGAAGACTTACCACTAATGATGCTAGTAGATACACAACGCTTAGGGAGCAAGCGATGGGTAGGGCTAACACCAATGTAAGCAATACGAATGAACTCCTCGTGAGAACGCATCCCCAGGTTCCCAAAGAACGGAGTAAACCCGAGAAGGATGAACTCAATCGGGATACCATTATCGTTCGAGTCG